CCCATTTGGAGATTTTTTCCGCGGTGACTGAGATTTCGTGGCCTGATCGGGACATCTTCGGTTTTCCCTGCCGCCCGCCTCGCGGGCAGGGGAGGCCGGCTTATGAGTGGACCGAGGAAAAATCGCGTCAGGTCAATGTTTTGTTCCGGTGTGGCCGTGACGTGAAGACGGCGGCTGCCATTATGGGCTGTTGCCTAAAGACATTCCGGAAGGTTTTTTACTCCGAAATCAAAGAGCGCGATCTGGCTGATGTGCGGGGGCGTTTAGAGACCATAGAGCGGCTATCGAAGGATGGCAGCGTGGCAGCGCTGAAGGCGAGGGAAGCCATGATCGAGCGCGAGCAGGCGCGGGCGTTGTCTGACCGGATGCTGGGCAAGGCCGCCGCGGCGCATGCCGAGGCGCGCAAGGAAAAGGCCCCTGCTCCGCTGGGCAAGAAGGAACAGCAGAAGCAGGCGGCCGAGAGCGTGGCGGGATTGTTCGCCACACGGTCGCCGCCACCTGGAGCGCTGCAAGCCAACCAATGACCTGGACGACCGCGTGTCCGGACTGGCGCGAGCGCATTGTCGCTCGCCAGAGCCTGGTTCCGTGCGCGCCGATCAACCCGCCCAGCGCGAGGACGGACGCTGGCCGACGCTGGGCGAAGTTTGCGAGCCATTCGTGTTCGACCTGGTCGGCGCGATCTTCGGTTCGGAGCATCCCGAAACCGCTGTCCGCCTGGTCAAGGAAGCCATGCTCCTGATCAGCAAGAAGAACGGCAAGAGCACGAACGCCGCCGGCATCATGCTGACCGCGCTGATCCTCAACTGGCGCCACCATGCCGAGCTTCTGATCCTGGCGCCGACCATGGAAGTGGCGAACAACAGCTTCAAGGCCGCACAGGGCATGGTCAAGGCCGACCCTGAGCTGGACGCGCTGCTGCACGTCGTCGAGGTGCAGCGCCTGATCAAGCACCGGGTGAACCATGCCGAGCTGAAGATCGTCGCGGCCGATTCGGGCGTGGTCGGCGGGAAGAAGGCTGGGATCGTGCTGGTCGACGAGCTGTGGCTGTTCGGCAAGCAGCCGAAGGCCGAGGCCATGCTGGAGGAAGCGACCGGCGGGCAGGCGGCGCGGCCCGAGGGCTTCACGATCTACCTGACCACCCATTCCGACGAGCCGCCCGCCGGCGTGTTCAAGTCCAAGCTAGCCTACGCGCGCGACGTGCGCGACGGCGAGATCGATGACCCCAGCTTCCTGCCCATGCTCTACGAGTGGCCGGAGGACATGCTGGAAAGCGAGGCCTATCTCGATCCGGCGAACTTCTACGTCACCAATCCAAACATCGGAAAGTCGCCAACGGTCGAATTCATCGCCCGCAAGATCGCCCAGGCGCAGGCCGGCGAGGGTGCGGACGGCGACACCAGCCTGCAGATCGTGCTGGCCAAGTACCTGAACGTCGAGATCGGCATGCGGCTGCACCGGGATCGGTGGGGCGGTGCGGATTACTGGATGGACGCCACCGAGGACGGGCTGACGCTGGCCGAGGTGCTGGCGCGTTCGGAGGTGGTCACGGTCGGGATCGATGGTGGCGGGCTTGACGACTGGTTCGGCATGGCCGTGGTCGGCCGCGAGCGCGGCACGCGGCGGTGGCTGGCCTGGGCGCGGGCCTGGTGCCTGAAAACCTCGCTCGAGCGGCGAAAGCAGATCGCTTCGGTGGCGCAGGTATTCATCGCGGACGGCGACCTGGTGCTGGCCGGCAACATGGGCGACATGTTCGACGACATCGTCGCGCAGCTGGTGGTGATCCGGGAATCGGGCAAGCTGCCGGGCGAAAACGCGATCGGCGTTGACCCGGCCGACATTGGCGCCCTGGTCGACGCGCTGCGGGCCGAGGGGTTCAAGACGCACGAGGTCGATCCGCGCACCGGCGCGGTGGTCAAGCTGAACCAGATCGAGCCGGTGCGGCAGGGCGTGGCGCTGACATCGGCGATCCACACTGCCGAGTTCAAGCTGCACGACGGCGAGCTGGTGCACGGCGGATCGGCGATGATGGCCTGGTGTGTCAGCAACGCGAAGGCGGTGCTGAAAGGCAATTCGGTGGCGATCGACAAGCAGATCGCCGGCGCGGCCAAAATCGATCCGGTGATCGCGCTGTTCTGCGCGGTCAAGCTGATGGAATACGGGCCGCAGGCGGGCGGAGGCCTGCCGGTTTCGCCCTGGGAAGATCCTGAATTTTCGGTGGCGGTAGCATGATCGAAAACGGTTATCGTCTTTCGCGCGAGGCTGCGGCCGTGGCCCGCCAGCGCGAGATTTCGCGGCACGAGAATGTCGTTCCTTTGCGGCGCGGCGCGGCGGCAACCGAGGAGCGGATGGTGACCTCCGATTTCCTCGAGCGGCCCGGATCTTCAATCCAGTCGCTGCAGGTGCTGGGCATGAGCGCGGCCGAGGTGCTGGTCACCACGGAAACGGCGCTGCGGGTGCCGGCAGTTTCGGCGGCCAGCAATTTCATTGCCTCGACGATCGCGAGCCTGCCGCTCGACCTGTACCGCCGCACGCGGGACCGGGGCCGGGTGGAGGAGACGGGCGCGCTGGCAAGGATGCTGCACGATGCGCCGAACGATTACCTGACCAGCTTCGAATGGCGGCGCGGCATGCTGACCGGCAAGCTGACCGGCGGGCGCGGCTTCAGCTACATCGAGCGCGACAGTGCCGGCCGGGTGGTAGGCATCTGGCCGATGGACCCGCGCGCGACGACTGTCCGCCGCGAGGGATTCCGGCAGGTTTACGATTACCGCGACGGCTACCGCACGAAGACCTATGGCCCGGAAGAGGTGATCGACCTGCCCTTCATGATGAAGGGGGACGGGCTTGGCCATTACGGGCCGATTCAGCTGGGCGCGGATGCGATCGGCCTGGCCATTGCGCTGACCCAGTACGGCAGCCGGTTCTTTGCCGGCGGCGGGGTTCCGCCCTTCGCGGTGGAGGGCAATTTCCAGACGCCTGCCGGAATGCAGCGCGCCGCGGACGACCTGGACAAGGCGGTGCGCAAGGCCGCGGCGGAAAGCCGCCAGGCGCTGGTGATGCCGGCCGGGCACAAGATCACGCCGATCGGCGGCGATCCGGACAAGGCGCAGATGGTGGAAATGCAGCGGTTCTGCATCGAGCAGATCGCCCGGCTCTATTCTCTGCCGATGGTGTTCCTGCAGGACCTGACCCACGGCACCTATTCGAACACCGAGCAGCAGGACCTGCACTTCGTCAAGCATACCCTGCTGCACCACGTCCGCCAGTTCGAGCAGGAGCTGAACCTGAAGCTGTTCGGCCGGGGCCGGAATTCGCTTTACGTCGAATTCAACGTCGACGGCCTGCTGCGCGGCGACTTCAAGACCCGCATGGAAGGCTGGGCTCGCGCGATACAGACCGGGATCGTGATGCCGAACGAGGCCCGTGCTTCGGAGAACTGGCCGGCGGCGCAAGGCGGCGACCAGCTGTTCATGCAGGGCGCGACCGTGCCGATCGGCCAGGCGGGTGCACAACCGGATGCGCCGCCTCCAATGAGCGGTGACGCGGCCGGGCAGAGCGGAGGACAACAGGCATGAGCGAAACGCGATCTCTGATGCAGGCGCCCGAGCTGCGCTTTGCCGGGGACGGATCGGCGGGCCAGACCGTGGCCGGTTATGCCGCCGTGTTCAATTCCGCGGCCGATATCGGCGGCATGTGGCGCGAGGTGATCTCGCCCGGAGCATTCCGCCAGTCGATTGCCCGCGACGATGTGCTGGCATTGAATTCGCATGAGACGGACAGGCTGCTGGGCCGCACATCGTCCGGCACTTTGCGGCTGCGCGAAGACGAAAAGGGCCTGGCTGTCGAGATCGACCTTCCCGACACCAGCGACGGGCGCGATGTCGGCGCCCTGGTGCGCCGGGGCGACCTCAAGGGCATGAGCATCGGCTTTATCGTCCGTAAGGAGACCTGGGACGAAACCGTCAATCCGCCGCTGCGCACGATCGAGATGGCTGACCTGATCGAGGTGAGCGCGGTGGCCCGCCCGGCCTACGGCGACACCACGCTGGGGCTGCGCAGCCTGGACCGTGCCCGCGCCGAGAAGGACCGCGACCAGGCCGAGCGCAATCGCGCTGCCGCCGAGGCCCGCATCGCCGAGCGCAAGGCGCGCATGGAACAGAGCTTCAGGGGCATCCGCCCCGATACATCCCGCTGACGCGGAGCCGCAATGTCCGCCCCTTCGGAAAGGGCATTTCACGGAGTGAGACGATGACGAAGACCGAACTCCAGCAGAAGCTGGGCGAACTGCGCACCCAGGCTACCGAGGCCTACGATGCGATCACTGCCAACACCGACGACAGCCGCCGCGCCGAGCTGGAAGCCCGGCATGACGATATCATGCGCGAATTCGACAGCACCATGGACGCCTTCAACCGCGCCGAGGCCCACGAAGCCCGCATGGCCGAAGCTGCGCGGATCAGCGAGGACGCCGAGCGCCGCCAGCGCGAAGAGCGCCGTCCCGGCGGTTCGGGCGAGCAGCGCGGCCACATCGAGCCGAGCGGCGGCAGCGAGCAGGTTTCCTATCGCGACGCTTTCGTCGCCCTGGCCCGCTGCGGCTTCGACCCGCAGGAACTGAGCGCGGAGCATCGCGCGGTGATCAGGCAGGGCGTTGCCGAATTCCGCGCCCAGACCGCTGGCAGCAACTCGGCCGGCGGTTACACCGTGCCGACCGACCTGGCCACCACCGTCGACAAGACGCTGAAGGCCTGGGGCCCGATGTACGACGAGGCGATCTGCACCGTGCTGAACACGGCCTCGGGCAACCCGATCGACTTCCCGACGGTGGACGACACCAGCGTCGCCGTCGCGCAGCACACCGAAGCCGGCGCCATGACCGACGACGGCGGCGTGGACGTGACCTTCGGCAAGATGACGCTGAACGCCTACGCCTACGACACCGAATGGGTGCAGGTTTCGATGGAGCTGCTGCAGGACAGCGCGATCAACATCGAGCCGTTCCTGGGCGAACTGCTTGGCGAGCGCCTTGCCCGCCGGGTCAATGTCGAGCTGACCACGGGCGACGGCACCGGCGATCCGAACGGCATCGTCACCGCCTCGACCGCCGGCAAGACCGCCGCGCTGACCACGGCCTTCACCGCCGACGAAGTGATCGACCTGCTGCACTCGGTCGATCCGGCCTATCGCGCCAGCCCCAAGGCACGCTTCATGATGAACGACGCGGTTCTCGCCGCGGTGCGCAAGCTGAAGGACGGCGACGGCACCTATATCTGGTCGATGGGCGACATTCGCACCGGCGCGCCGGGTACGCTGCTGGGCCAGCCCTACAGCATCAACCAGGCGATGTCCTCGGCCTTCACCACTGGCCAGAAGCTGATCCTGTTCGGCGATTTCTCGAAGTATTACGTCCGCAAGGTCGGCGCTCCGGTGATCGGCGTGCGCCGCGAATACTACTGGCCGAACATCGGCCTGGCCGGAATCATCCGCCTCGACGGCGACCTGATCCAGACCGGCGCGGTCAAGCACCTCAAGCTGGCCTGATAGGCTGAACTTCAACCGGCGGGGCTTTCGGGTCCCGCCACCCTTTCCAGGAGGCCAAGATGGCTGGAGGCTACAACACCACGGGTTACCGCAACGGCGACGGCGTGCTGGTCACGCAGGGCCAGACGGCGGTTACCCAGACCAGCTCGATCACCACGGGCGTCACCTGCAGCGCCTATTCGGGCGTTATTACCACGGTTTCGCAAACGGTCGCGGCCGGCGGCGAGGCGGATTTCGTCGTCACCAATACCAAGGTCCGGGCGACGGACGTGGTGGTGGCCTGCATCAAGACGCATACCTCGGCGGGAACCTTCGCGGTTACGGTTGCGGCGGTGGCCAACGGCTCGTTCACGCTGCGGCTGACCAACCTGCACGCGAGCGCCGCGGGCGACAACGTGCTGGTGATCAACTTCCTCGTGCTTCCGGCCGAGGCCTGATGACTGCGCCGCTGCGGATTCTGGTGGGGCTGGCCGGCAATGGCTGGTCGCTCTCTCCCGGCGACCGCTACGAGCCGGAGGACGAGGCCGAGGCGGGCAGGATGATCGCCTCGCGCCTGGCCGAGCCCTGGAGCGACGAGCTCGCCGCCAAACCGGCAGGCGAAAAGCGCGATCGCGCCGTGAAGCCCGCCCGGGCGAAACGCGCCAACTGAGCAAGATACCCAGGAGAACATCATGGCCGGCTTTTCCGACACCACCGAAAACGCCATTCTGGCGCTGATCTTCACCGCGACGGCATGGGCGAACTATGCCGACAACGCGGCCAGCACGCCGCAGACGAACGTGCATTACGGGCTGCACACGGCCGATCCCGGCGATACCGGGACGATGTCCACCAGCGAGGCGACCTTCGGCTCCTATGCCCGGCAGAACGTCGCGCGGTCTGGTTCCGGCCACACGGTCACCGGCAACTCGGTTTCGCCAAACGCGAACATCAACTTCGGCACGGCATCGAGCGGCACCAACACGATCACGCACATGTCATCGGGCAAGACCGGCGGCGGCGCGGCGGCGATTCTGATGGTCAGCACGGTGACGCCGAACATCTCGGTCACCACCGGCACGCCGGTGCAGATTTCCTCAAGCTCGACCCAGAC